CAGCGGGTACAGGTATTCTTGTCCAAAAGGGAAATACCGTTAAAAAAGGTCAAATGATTGGTTATGCTGGTCGTTCACACTGCTATTCCTCACCTACACATTTACACTTTGAAATTAGAGTCGGCTCTGCTTTACCAGCGTCACAAAACCACATAAATCCCGGCAAGATATTCCCCCAACTTTTATATCGTCATCAAGCACCTTTAAAATGGATGAACAGTCATAAATACAATGCATTGATTCCATTTAACGTAGCCGATGCGCCAGTGATTGCAGGACAAGGACCTACTTTATAATGTCAAAAATTCCTATAGACCCAGTATCAGATGTACCATCTTTCGCATATGGTGTAGGACAATCTAAGCAAGGTGATTTGAAATCTGTTTCTTTATCATCTATTGCAACAGCAGATGACAATTATAACGTTGCAGAACCTTCTACTCCAACCCATCCTTTATATCCTTATAACAAAGCTGAACAAACTATTTCAGGTCATCTTTTTGAAGTAGACGATACGCCGGGCGCAGAACGATTGCTCCAGATGCATAAATCTGGAACAATGGAAGAAATTCACCCTGACGGTAAAAGAGTTCTTAAAGTTTTTGGTGATGATTTTTATATCGTTTTGGATGACCATAATTTAATTGTCGGTGGAAACTTAAACATTACTGTTCAGGGAAATGCTAATCTTCTTGTTAAGGGTGATATGAAACAAAAAATTGATGGTAATTATAATCTTACTGTCAATGGAAGTATGACCACTCGTGTAGGTGGTACGAATACCATTTACTCAAAAGGTGCTTTACAAGTTGAATCTGGCTCAAATCTTTTCATGAAAGCTGTTGGTATTTTTAGAACATCTGCTGCTTCTATTCAGATGAAATGTTCTGGAACATTTAATGCTAGAGCTGGGAATAACATGTACATGGACGCTGGTAGGGTTGATATCAACTTGCCCGGTCCAGCTGTGTCAGATGTACCTTCTAAAGACCCTACAGCTGGGTTAAGCGTTCCTAGTAGTCTTACAGACCCACCTCTAAATAACTTAAAAATCATCAGAGCTGATAATAAAGAACTCTTAGACCTTTTGGATGAAAGTTCGTCACTTCCAAAAGATAGAACACATAAATAGTATATAAATACTTGTATTAAAGGAATTACAAATGAAAACATTTAAAGAATTAAAGGAAAGCATTAATGATGTCGGTGCTATGGTTGACTTTATCAATCCTGCTGACAGAAAATATTTGAGAGATTATTTTGCTAAAATCTCTGGTGCTTTCCAGCCAAATGTAAGTGCAGTTCTTAAAACTATCGAAGACCATCTAAGAAAATTTGGTTACACACTAAACATGGAACCTGAAGAATTTATGTCTTCTTTTCCTGAAACTGATAAAATTATGTTAGCGATTTACACATATTCAACGAAACAATTGATGAAGAATGCGTACATTACTTTCGAATGGTCTACATTATCATCTGGACAACAATTTTACTTCCGTTCACAAGCATTGCATATCTCTGCTAACGTTCTGATTTATGAAACTTCTCCTGCTGTCTTTGACCAAATTATGAATACATATGATGTACAAAAGGACGGAGATGGCTACGTTAGTCTCGTTCCCGGTGATGCGGGTCACGCTTACAGATAAGAATCTACTCTTATACGCAGCGAAAAATTATATTAATACCCAGTGTAATGATGTAGACGAATTTTATAACGATTTGTCTATTCCTATGCACATTAAAAAATTACTTTCTCGCTACAAGAATAGTGGACAACTTAAAGACAGACTTATTATTAATCACTTAATAAGTTTTTTTAATGTCTTCTATCACAAAGCAGCTATCAAAATTTTGTTCTTTAAAATTGATAAAGAACTTCATCCTATACTAAAAACCTATCTTGTGTATCTTGGAAGATGTCCAGATACGATAGAAAACTTATACGAAACCACATACGATTTGACAAAGATTGAGATAAATCCTCAACTTTTGAAATTGTTAATTACAAATTTAGATAAATAATACATGGACAAAACTATTGAAGAAGACGCTGAAGTTTCCGCTGGTAACACTACCGCAGGAATGGATTCACATGATAAACCTTTATTCGGTAAGAAAAAGGTTATAAAAAATTTTAAAGAACTCAATACAAAAAGTGTGGAAACATGGCAGAAGACGTAAAAAGAGAAGAGTTGGGTAAACTCCAAACAGATTTGGGAGACCTAAGAGTTAAATTAGAAAAACTTACAGGCGACCAAAAATCTTCTAATCTAAAAATTGACGGTATCAAAGATGATATTAAACGTGTTGAAAAACAGATTGATAAAGTTTCTGACTCATTAGATGAATTTAAAGATGAAGCTGCTGACGATGCAAAAGCTATACGCGATAACGTTAAACGTGATATCGGTAAATTATATGAATTAATTAAAAAAGAATTTACGAATAAAGCAGAATTTGACCCTGTTAAACTTATTGTTTATGGGTTAACGGGGATTATACTATCAGTTGTGGCATATACATTAGCAAGCTTGCTAATTCACTTGCCTACTGACCACTTGAAGAAGTAGATTTAAATGTCAAAATTTTTATCCAGTCTTCCTAGATGCAAACTTGCACTTTTTTTAGTTGTATTAATGTATCTGGGAAGTTTTTCTATCATGTATATTAACTATAAATATAATATGAATCCTGTCCATACGGCTGTGGTTCAATTAGAAGGAAATGGTAAATATGTTGATAGAGTTATTCACGAGTTTGATTAGTAAATATAAAATATATTTCTACATTGCCGTAGTTTTATTATTTTTAGCTAGTCTCGGATATATTCAATATCTTCGCTACGATAACTTGAGCTTAACGTCACAGAACATAACACTCTCTCAAACATTAGAAAATACTAATAAAAAAGTTGAGAATTTACAAACTTCCATAAAACAAATAACTGCAATCAATGAAGACTATATTAAAACCGTTGATAAGTTAAATAATTCACAAAAAGCTTTAGATGAAAAATTAGGTAAGCTGGAACATGCTGCTCTAGGAAAACCATCACTTGTCAAAACAAGAGTCAATAAAGCTTCAAAAGAACGTAACAGGTGTTTTGAACTTGCTACAGGTTCTTCAAAAATTAAAAATGAAAAAAACTCAGTTTGTCCTGATTTGGTGAAATAATGATAAGATTCCTTTTACTCATATGTATATGCTTCTCTCTATCCTCTTGTGGTTGGCTAACAAAGACAGAATACCTAGACATTGGTAAACCTGTTCTTGAAATATCTAAACCAGAACCTCTTAAACTTTATACAGTTAATTGGGATGTTCGGGTTATTGAAGATAAACCTTATTTTATCTTAGATAGTAATAATTTTGAAAACCTTGCAAAAAATACAGAAATGTTACAAAATCGCTTATTCTTACAGAATAAAATAATTGATTCACAAACTCAATATTATAAAAAATAATAGTTGACAATCTACCTAATATTAGATATATTATAAACAGATTGCATACAGCAAAAATTATTTCAATTGGAACTTTTGGTCGTTGGTTCAAATCCAACCCCTAGCCCAGAATGGCAAGGGTAGCTCAGTGGTAGAGCGCAAGTATGAAAAACGCAATCTGTCCTTTTATTTTAAGATGTTTGATTAGAGAATGAGTGTGATGACAATTAATATAGATGAAAAACATATATTGTTAATTTCATCACACTTATCTCAATTTAAAAAAGCAGAACAAAATTATAGATGCCGCTGTCCTTTATGTGGTGACTCTAAAAAAAGTAAAATAAAATCTCGTGGATATTTTCTTAGAGGTGATGAAGGATTTTCGTTCTTTTGTCAAAACTGCGGAGCGTCTATGGCTTTATCTCAATTTATTGAAAATGTTGCTCCAGAAATGTTGAGTGAATATAAGTTTGAGAAATTTAAAGCAAACAATAGTAACGATTGGTCAAAGCCAGTTTCTAAACCAGCTCCTAAGAAAACAATTCAAACTGTTGCGAGAACAACTTCTGATTATCAATGTAAGAATTTAATTTCGGTTAAAAATCTTCCTGATGGTCATAAATGTAAAGAGTATGTTAAGAGAAGAATGATTCCCGAAAGATTTTGGGAAAAACTTTTCTATACAGACAATTACATGAAATGGATTAATGAAAACGTCAAAGCTGATAAATTCGATAAGAAACGAGTTCCAGTTTTAGACCAACGTTTAGTCATCCCCTTTTATGATAGTTCTTTGACACCCTATGGTTATCAAGGACGTGCTTTAGTTGATGGAGAACATGTTCTTCGTTATATTACTATTCATGAAAAGACTGATGAAGACGTTTTATTATATGGTTTAGATGTCATTGATACAAATAAAACTCTCTACGTATTAGAGGGTCCAATCGACTCAATGTTTATAAATAATGCACTGGCGGCAGCTGGAAGTTCTCTTATGAAGCTACTGAAATATGAAGGTCTTGATGATGTCTATGTTTTTGACAATCAGAACAGGTCTCCAGAAATCATAGCATTAATGGAAAAGGTTATAGCATTAAATAAAAAAGTTGTGATTTTCCCTAAACATATCATCTGGAAAGATATTAATGATATGATTGAAAAGGGTCATATGAAACAACAAGAAGTTATGAGCCTTTTAGAAGATAATACTTATAAAGGTTTGAAAGCCAATTTAAAATTTACTGAATGGAAAGAAATATAATACTAAATGTTTGAAGTAAAAATTATTGCAGATTCTACGAATGAAGCAAAGAATACAAGATTAACAACCTTTCAATTAAAATATCCAAGATTTTTTCACTCTGAATTAATGACACATAGAGTATTTTCAAGAAATGCTTCGAGTTCACGCGCAATTCCAATTAAAAAAATGATTGAGATGGTTGAGAAAGAACCAGCAATGCCAATTGAGTGGGGCAAAAATCAAAAAGGAATGCAAGCTAAAGAAGTTCTTGATGATGTAACTGCATCTCGTGCTGGTAAATTATGGATTGAAGCTTCTAGACATGCTTGTGCTTATGCTCAATCTCTAGAAACCCTTGGTGTTCATAAACAAATCACGAACCGTTTGCTCGAACCATTCCAATGGATTTCAGTTATCGTCACCGCAACAGATTATAGAAATTTTTTCGAACTTCGTACGCATGAAGATGCTCAACCAGAGTTTCGTGTACTCGCTAGAATGATGGAAGAAGAATATAATAAATCTATTCCCGAAGTTTTACAAGATGGACAATATCATCTTCCATACATCACACCTACTGATAAAATTCATAATTATTCTATTTTAGATTTAGCTAAAATGTCAGCTGCTCGTTGTGCTAGAGTTTCGTATCTTACCCATGATGGTAAAGAACCAGACCCACAAAAAGATTTTGAATTATATGAACGTCTTGTTGGTTCCCAACCAATGCATTGCTCACCAGTTGAACATCAAGCTCGTTTAGTTTTTTATGGTCAAAGCTACCTTAACGGCAATTTTGATAAGTGTTGGGTACAGTTTAGAAAACTTATTGAACTTAAAAAAGAAAGTAGTTTTTAATGACCAATACAACAATTTTTCAAACCTATGAAGAAGCTGTAGAAGCCGTTTGTAAAAAATATTCAGAACAAATTATTTCATCTTGCTTAATGACGGATGGTATCTATTGCTTTGATATGGCAGACGGTCAAAAACGATTTTATCACATTTGCTATTTTGTAAAGCGTAAGCGTGGAAGAATTGTTAGAACAGCACATCCTGTCCATAACAATAATGTAGAGTCTATTGAAATCGAAACTCCTAATCAATTTTACGACAAAGTTTGTCTTTTATTCCAGTGTCAAAAACTTGCTGCCGAAGTTAGAGAGAAAAAGAAAACAGATAAATACTTTTCTCAGGTAGAATATTTAAAATATAAGAAAGATAATAATGACACAAATTAATGTAATCAAACGTGACGGTTCCAGAGAACCTCTCGATATTGATAAACTCCACAAGGTTGTTGAACGTGCATGCGAAGGGGTTTCGGGGGTTTCGGCTTCAGAAGTCGAACTAGCTTCACAAATAAAATTTTTTGATGGTATGAAAACATCACAGATTCAAGAAACACTTATTAAAGCTGCTACAGAATTAATCACAGAAGATACATCAAACTATCAATATGTTGCTGGAAATCTTTTGAATTTCCACCTGAGAAAAGAAATCTACGGTGAGAAAAATCCTCCGTCTCTTTATGAACAAATTCGTAGAGGTATTGAAGATAAAATGTACACCTCAGAATTTCTTTCGTGGTTTACCGAAGACGAAATTAATAAGCTTGATGCTGTTATTGACCATACAAAAGATTTTGAAATGTCTGGTGCATCTCTTCAACAATTCCAAGATAAATATCTTGTTCGTAATCGCTTCACCAAAAAATATTATGAGACACCACAATTCAGCTATATGTTGATGAGTATGGTTGGTTTCTCTTCTTATACTGGAACTGTACGTTTAAAAGCTATTAGAGATTTTTATGAATTAACTTCGAACGGCATTATTTCGCTTCCTACACCAATTCTCGCAAAATTAAGAACACCTACAAAACAATTTAGTTCTTGTGTTCTAATTGAGTCTGGTGATGATTTAGAATCTATTACATCTGCTGGAACAGCTATGGTTAAATACGTTGCTAAATCTGCTGGTATTGGTGTTTGTGCATCTCGTATTCGCGCCCACGGCTCTAAAGTTCGTAACGGTGAAGCAACAAGTACGGGTATTATTCCTTTTGTTAAAAAATTCGCTGGAGATATTAAATCAGTTTCTCAGGGTGGTATTCGCAATGCTTCAGGAACAGTTTATTATAATATCTGGCACTTAGAAATTGAAGACATTATTGTATTTAAAAACAATAAAGGAACTGAAGAAAATCGTATTAGAAATCTTGACCATGCTATTTGTTTGAACAATTTATTTTACAAACGTTATCTAGCCAATGAAGATATTACTTTGTTCTGTCCTAATGATGTTCCAGACCTTTATGATGCATTCTATGAAGACTCTGAAAAGTTCAGAGAACTCTATGAGAAATATGAACGTTCAACAAAAGTTCGTAAGAAAAAAATCAATGCACGTACTCTAATGAACAATCTAATGATTGAACGTAAAGAAACAGGAAGAATTTATATTCTTAATGTTGATAATGCAAACACCCACGGTCCTTTTAAACCTGAAGTTGCTCCAATTAAAATGAGTAATCTTTGTGCTGAAATTGCTTTACCGACTAAAGAAATGGGTAAAGATGATTCATTAATCGCGTTGTGTACACTTGCCGCAATCAACTTTGGAAAAATTAATTCCCCAGAAGATTTCGAAAAACCTTGTATGTACGCAGTAAGATTCTTAGATAATCTATTATCTTATCAAGAATATCCAATGCCAGAGGCCGAACGTCACACAAAAATGTATCGCCCTCTTGGAGTTGGTGTAACAAACATTGCAAACTGGATTGCTAAAAACGGTCTAACATATACAGGCGACCAAAAAACTTATGATATGGTTGATGAATATATGGAAGCATTCCAATACTATTTGGTAAGAGCTTCTTGTGACCTTGCTAAAGAAATTGGTGCTTGTGATGCAGTATCTCATTCAAAATATTCAGATGGTTTAACATCTATTGATTGGTATAAGAGAACAGTTGATGAATTGGTTGCACCAAATCTTAGAATGGATTGGAAAACTCTTAAAGAAGATTTGAAAACATATGGTATTCGTAATGCTACTGTTTCTGCATTAATGCCAGCCGAGTCTTCAAGTGTTGTTATCAATTCTACAAATGGTATCGAACCTATTCGTTCTTTAGTCGTTACAAAACGTTCTAAAGAAGGTGTTATCAAACAAGTAGCACCACAAACAAACCGTTTGAAAAATAAATACGAACTCCTTTGGGATTTAAAATCTGCTGACGGTTATATCAAAATTGCTGCAATTATGCAGAAATATGTTGACCAGTCTATTTCATCTAACACGACTTATAACCCAGCTCATTATTCTAATAATGAAGTTCCTATGTCTGTTCTTATGAAAGATTTTTTAACAGCCTATAAATATGGAATCAAAACACTTTACTATGCAAACACATCACCACTCGCTGATGAAGAAGCCGCCCAAGAAGAAAAATGCGGCTCTGGTGGATGCACCCTCTAACTTAAAAGGAATTATATAATGAGCGTATTCGGAACAAATGAAAAATATCATACTGATAGAAAAATCTTCCTTGATGGAGACGTTGGAATTCAACGTTACGACCAAGTTAAGTATCCACAGTTTGACCTACTAACTGAGAAACAATTAGGATTTTTTTGGAGACCTCAAGAAATTGATGTTACAAAAGATGGTAAAGACTTTAAAGAACTATCTCCACATGAGCAATTTATCTTTACACAAAATTTGAAACGTCAAATCGTTTTGGATTCTGTACAAGGACGTGCGCCAATTTCTGCTTACGGTCCCATTGTTTCGCTACCAGAAGCTGAAGCATGGCAAACTATTTGGACATTCGTTGAAATGGTTCATAGTAAATCCTACTCACATATCATTAAAAATGTGTATGCAAATCCTTCTATCATCTTTGATGGTATCATGGATATTGCCCCAATTGTGGATTGTGCCAAAGACATTTCAAAATATTATGATAACTTACAACGTCAAAATCTTTTCAGAGCATGTTATGAAGAAGGTATCGGTGGTATTGTCTATAATGAATATGAACACAAGAAAGCTATCTGGCTGTCGCTGAATGCTGTTAATGCTCTTGAGGGTGTTCGTTTCTACGTATCATTTGCATGTTCTTGGAACTTTGCTGAACAAGGTAAAATGGCTGGTAATGCGGCTATCATCGAACTTATTTGTAAAGATGAAAATCTTCACTTAGCTTCTACTCAAAAATATTTAGATTTACTTCCGAAAGAAGATTCTGATTTCCAAAAAATCAAAGAAGAAACTGTTGATGAAGTAATGTCTATGTGGATGGACGTTATCAACCAAGAAAAATCATGGGCTGATTATTTGTTTAAAGATGGTTCTATGATGGGTCTCAACGCTGCTATCTTAAAAGAGTATGTTGAATTTATTGCAAGCCGCAGAATGAAATCTATCGGTATTGTATCACCATTTAATATCAAAACAAATCCATTACCTTGGACTGTTGATTGGATTTCTGGGAAGAAAGTTCAAGTTGCTCCACAAGAACAAGAAAATGTTCAATACATTGTTGGTGGAATTAGTCATGATATTGATGAAAGTACTTTTGTTGGATTTGAATTATAGGCGGTAACGCAACTGAATTAAAAATGATAAATAGCATAACCAAAGGAAAGTTATGCTATTTTGTAAATTTTGTAATAAAGAATGTAAAAATAAAATCTCTCAAGCTCAACATCAAAGACTCTGTAAAGATAATCCCGACAGACAAACTACATATTTGATGGACAATAGAGAAAAACTAAAGAAATCTAACGGATATATTAAAGCCAAAGAACATGGTACTACCTATGAGATATCTGATGAATGTAGGAAAAAGCTTTCTGATGCTATTTTAAATAGAGATAAAGAATTTTTAAAAGAAGTCGGTAAAAAGATTTCTGAAGTCATAAATAAAAAAGTTGAAGAGGGTAGTTGGCATACATCTTTAGCTAAGAATATGCATATAACTTATAAAGGTTATGATTTTCACGGAACTTGGGAAGTTAAATATGCTCAATATTTAGATAGTCTGAATATTAATTGGATAAGAAATACTAAGTCTTTTAAATATGAATTCGAAGGAAAAATTCGTAGATACACACCAGACTTTTATTTAATTGATAAAAATACTTATGTGGAAATAAAAGGTTATAAAACTTCCAAAGACGAAGCGAAGTGGTCTCAATTTCCTAAATCTGAAAATTTATTAATTTTAATGAAAAAAGAACTTAAAAAAATTATAAATATAAAATAATTCTTGACAAAGTTATATAAATATAATACAATTATTTTAGAATTATTCCTCTATAGCTCAGTAGGCAGAGCGAGAAACTGTTAATTTCTATGTCGTTTGTTCGAATCAAACTAGAGGAGCCAAAATTAAAAAACGGAATATGGCGCAGTTGGTGGCGCACTTGGTTTGGGACCAAGGGGTCGTAGGTTCGAGTCCTACTATTCCGACCAGAATTAGAATATAGCGGGATGGAGCAGTCTGATAGCTTGCTAGGCTCATAACCTAGAGGTCGGCGGTTTGAATCCGCCTCCCGCTACCAAAATTGAAGTGATATTATGAATAGTGAAGATGAATATGATGCTCTTGTTAAGAGAGTATTAGAACTAGAAATGTATATTGAAAAGAATGGGTTAACGGTTCCTGAACAAGAAACCTCCCTTTCTTCTCATCTTATTTCCATAACCAATTTAATTTATGCCGATTTGAACACTATGTTAATGAGTTCAAGGTCTTACCCAATGTCTTCAAAGGTTTGGGAAGTATTATGTAAATGGAAAAACCGAATCGATAACTCTCCTATAACACATCCTGTTATTAGATGGTATCAAAAACCACAATATTGGCCTGATTCTATTCGAAAATATATTCAAAAAAGGGCTTCACAAAAAAGTTCCATCCTGTATGATAAAAAAATCAAAGAATCGAGATACCTTGATGGAAATTAAGTATATCTCTTTATCACACTGGGGGCTTCATTCTACTAATCCATCTGACTACGTTCCGTATAATTTCATGGAACGGTTTTATGGATAAACTTACCCGATATAATAAATTGTACATGGACTGGGCTGAGAGAGTTGCAGAGATGTCTCATGCTGTCCGTCTAAAAGTTGGCTGCGTAATTGTTAAAGATTCTAACATTCTAAGTTATTCTTGGAATGGTACTTTACCAAATCGACCAAACGAATGTGAAGATATTTTATCTGATGGAACGTTAGTTACAAAAGATGAAGTATTACATTCAGAGGAAAATGCTATTCTAAAGGCTGCAAAATATGGGGTCTCACTACAAGATGCAACATTATTTGTTACACATTTACCTTGTATAAAATGTTGTAGGATGATTGTTGCATCTGGGATAAAGAATGTGTATTATAAGCACAATTATAAATCAATTAATTCTCTTCAACTTCTGGGCGAATGCGGAATCAACATACAAAGGATTGACTAATGTTTTTCAACAAATATGAAAGTTTATATAATTATACTTTTTACTTCGATTTTTCTGATGGGAGACCTTCTTCTAAAATTACAGCTATTTTTCAAATGACAAAACGTGGTAAGCGTAAGGTTGAATTTTATTTTTCCGATGATTATGCTAAGGAAAATTATAAAAGACATTTTGTTTTCACAAGTTCAATTATTCCATTTTTAGAAAAAGTTGGATTATGGGCTAATAATAAGCTTGTCCGACAGTACTTCAAAGAGAAGTCGGAAGAAGTTGGGGAGCAATATGAGGAAATTTATGAAACAAAGTCAGTTAAAACTGGAACTGACATAAATAAAGTTGAGAACGTAATTTCTTACAACTTTAGGAAAAAAGATGAATAAAAAAATAATTAGCTGTCATCATTGCGATTCAGAAGTACAAATTTCTGATAAATATGATGAATACGATGCAACAGACTTTTCATTTTGCCCTCTTTGTGGGAGTGAAAACATAGAGGTTCAATAATGGTGCTTCGTTGCTATTCGCAAAAATATCAACCACATTTATTTAAAATCATTAGGCGCAGACCTCTTCACGAAATATTTAGAATATACGTGAAGAGTGCAGCTGACCCTGCTACGTATCGAAAAAAGATTCTTGATACGAATTTTTCTTTTATAAAATATCCCATACCTAATAAAGTTGGTCGTCCTAGAACTGGTGAGAAATATCCTGATGGGATTGTTAAGAAATGGCATCGTGGGATGCAACTACGTTTGAATTGTGATGAATGGGAAATTATTCAAAGTCGTGGCTCTAAGCTAAAAGATGTTCCTCCGATGGAGCGAATAATCAAAAAACGTATTAGAAGTCATTATTGGTGGAAAAAATACTACGTCAAACTTAAAATTCGAAAAGAAGACAGAAAACGTATAGAAATATTGGCTAGACGATTAGGTAGAAGATTACCTACAAAAACTAAATAATTTATATAAATAAACATATGGAATACGTATGTAAGTGGTTATATCAAGATAACCATTTTGAGAGTGAAGATATAGAGGATTACGAAGGGTTTGTTTATTTGATTACAAATAACCTTACTCAACGTCAATATATCGGTAAAAAGTCTTTCTGGCAACGCCGCAAAGACCCAAAAACAAAAAGAAGAAAAACAAAGGAATCTGACTGGAAAAACTATTATAGTTCTTGCGACCCTTTAATTGAAGACGTTAAAGCTTCAGGTAAAGAGAATTTTACGAGAGAGATTTTATATCTCTGTAAGTATAAGAAAGCCATGAGCTATTACGAATTGAAAGAACAGTTTATACGAAATGTCATAGAGAGCGATAGCTTCTACAACACGAACATTTCAGGAAAATATTACACTAGAGAATACGAAAAGTTTTATAAAAACTGCTAGTCTAATAATTATTTGACAATCACCACATTTTAGTTTATATTATACAATGCTATGAAAGTAGTTATTGTTTAACAATTTATTTTAAGGAAAAATACAATTAAATGACAGAAAATAGAAAACGATATTATACAGAAATTAGAAAGCGCGAAT